CGACCTCATCCGCTCAGGGCTGAAGATGCACCCCGCTCACCTGCCCGATGGTCATCCCGAGAAGTTCCCCGGTCTGGTCGTCGACAGAAGCTGCACGACCCTGATCTGGGAGATGCGAGAGGGCTATCGCTGGCCCGAAAACCGCAGTGATGCGAAGAACAACAGCGAGATTCCGCAGGATGTCGACAACCACGGACCTGAAGCCCTGGGTCGTTTTTACAAGGGTCACATGGAGCCGTTCTCGAAGACGGCCAACCATTCACGACAGAGCTCGATTGCAACCCAGAGGGGGAGAGCCGCATGAGCGCAGACTACAACCAGTGGTCTACGATTGCGCCGTTCGTAGGAACGAACGACAAGCAAACGTGGATTCCGGAGGAGGACCGGGATCGCATCGCGGCATACCTCAAGTACGACCAGATCTACTGGAACGATGAGCGGCAGTTCGCACTGCGGGTGCTCGAGGGTGAGGAACCCCTCTACATCCCGAACGCGCGTACGATCGTCGACATCACCGCGCACTACATGGTCAAGGGCCTGGAAATCACGGTGCCCGATGGCGATGCCAACACGAAGACGTTCCTAGATGCCTTCCTGAAGCGCGAGGAATTCTACTCCCGGTTCGACACCGAGAAGGTCGCCGGCGTCGCTCGAGGTGACTGGATCTTCCACCTCACGGCCAACCCGAACAAGGAGCAGGGAACTCGCCTTAGCCTGAATGGTGTGGACCCCAGCAGCGTCTTCCCGATCTGGGACGATGACGCCCCCGACAAGATGATCGGCTGCCACATCGCGATTCAGTACACGCTCCCCAACGAGCCTGACAAGCTCCGTGCGCGAATCCTGACGTACCGCATCGATGAGAAGTCGGGCAGCAAGCGGATCACTCGCGAGGAAGCCATCTGGGAAATCGACCCGAAGTGGTATGGCAAGGAAGCCAAGAAAGTCCAGCAGGTCATTCCGCTCGGCTACCTCGATCCTCGCATCACCGCGATTCCGGTGTACTGGTTCCGCAACCGCTCATGGTCGGGTGAAGACTTCGGTTCGTCCGAGCTCCGCGGCTTCGAGGGGATGATGCAGGCCATCAGCCAGGGAGATACCGACGTCTCGGCTGCACTGGCTCTCGAGGGCCTGGGAGTCTACGCCACCGACGGCGGTCGCCCGGTGAACGATGATGGCACCGAGACGACCTGGGAGGTTGCACCTGGTCGAGTGATGGAGGTGCCGACTGGGTCGTACTTCCGTCGAGTCGAGGGGGTTTCCTCGATCACGCCGGCGACGGACCAGATCAGTTATCTCGAAGACAAGATGAACAAGGCAGCGTCGCTCAGCGATGTCGCCCTGGGCAACGTGGACGCTCAGACCGCACAGTCTGGCATCGCGCTGGCGATCAAGTTCCAGCCGACTCTTGCAAAAATCGAGACTCGGGATCGCCACATTCTCGACCGACTCACTCAACTGTTCTTCGACTGGAAGACCTGGGTAGCCGTCTTCGAGCAGACAACCCTGACCGGTGATATCATTCCGGTAATCGGAGATAAGCTGCCGACAGATCGCACCGCCAAGGTGAACGAACTGAACAACATGAAGGACCGGGGCTTGATTCCCGACCAGTTCTACCGCGACGAGATGGAGAAGCTCGGGTACAAGTTCCCGAAGGACATCCAGGCACAGCTCGACAAGGAACAAGAGAAGAAGGTCGAGGCCGCTCGCGCCGCCTTCCTCGCCACTGCCCCGAACGGGGCCGGCAACGGATCTTCCTCTGACACCGATGAGACATCGGGGGATGGGGCTGCTTCGGAAAACCGGAGCAACAACAAGGGCCGTACCAACGAAAGTAACGGTACGGAATCCAAAGACACGCGGGATGCGTAAGAAAGGCAATCATGGAGCACAAGGGTATCACCCCCGAGGATCTGGAGCTGCTGCTTCCGAGCATCATCTTCGGCGCCGAGGGCGAGGGTGATGGAGACGACTCGGGCGACTCTGGCGACAACAACGACGACGGCGACAACGCGGGAAGCGATGACGACGACAACGATGATGACGACGGGGACAAGGGCGAGAAGGACCCGGCCGCAGGGCTGAAGTCCGCACTCGCCAAGGAACGCGCTCGCGCGAACGCCGCCGAGAAGAAGCTCAAGGCAGCGGACAAGGCCAAGGCCGAAGCCGCGCTCAAGGAGAAGTCCGAACTCGAGCAGGCACAGATTCGAGAGGAAGCCGCCAAGTCGCGGGCTGAGAAGCTCGCCGCTGGTTACCTCCGGACATCGATCGATCGACAGATCGAGCGGGCTGCCGAGCGGGCCGGATTCATCGATCCCTCCGACGCCCTGCTGGGTGTGGAACGCAAGAACATCATCGCCGACCAGGACGACGATGACCCCTCGACCGTGACCGTGGACGAGAAGTCCGTCAAGGATGCGATCAAGGCCCTTGCCACCTCCAAGCCCCACCTTCTCAAAAAGGGAACCGACGACGGCGAGCCCACGGGCGGACAGTTCGGACGAACCCCGAAGACGAAGAAGCAGACCTCGGAAGAGGCTCTCAAGGAGAAGTACTCCGCGCTCCGGTGATTGCATCCCACACCAATCAATCTCAAGCAAGGAAGGTAAGACATGGCACGCTACGACAAGTACGAGCCGCTCGCGGGTGGCTTTCGTGCTCTGCTCGGTGCTGACCTGACCCTGGTGAACGGAGGAGTCGGCCCGGTGCTGGTTTCTCTCAACGCCTCGGGCGGAGTCATCCTCGGCAGTGCGGGGCAGTCCGGCCCCGTCGGCATCATGGTCAAGAACGTGGCAAAGGGCCCCGTCGGTCCGTGGGGCACCTCGCTCCAGGGCGGCACCCCGAACCAGGACGCACCCATCGGCGCTCGCGCCGGTGACGCCGTCGACGTCATGACCAACGGCGAGATCGTCGACCTCGACCCGGCAGTATTCCTCGCGGGTTCGAAGGTCTACGCCGCAACGAACGGCACGCTCTCCCTCACGGGTGGCGCGGGCAAGTTCCTCATCGGTCACACGGTCAAGGCAGGGCGCCTCATCGTCCGCTGGACCGTCGGCACCCCGGCTCAGGCCGCGTAAGGAAAGGGAGAGAAATGGCAAACGCAGTTCACGCCAAGGACCTCATCGCGTGGCTTCTCGACGAGGGAGCACAGGACCTCGCAACGTTCGGCCGTGAGAACGGCTTCAACGAGCGAGCCGACGTGGTGCAGGCCGCCGACGGAACGGACCTCAATGACTTCTGGAACGAAGTCCAGGAGACCATCCGGATCCGCAACGCCAGCAAGACGACGCTGGCGGACCAGCTCGTCTACCGGGTCAACGGCCTGACCGAGGAAGTCTCGGTTCCGGACGATGTCGAGTTCGAGGAAGCTTCGGAGTACGGCCAGCCGGTCGGTATCCAGGGTGGGGCCACGCGGCTCTTCCGCGGGTACGACTTCAAGTTCTACGACCTCGCGATCCGCTACACCTGGATGGCCATCGCCGAGATGTCCGCCCAGCAGCTCCAGACGAACAACAACCTGGCGCTCGAGGCCGACCGGAAGCTCTACTTCCGCAAGGTCATGCAGCGGCTCTTCAACCCCCTGAACTCCAACGGGTTCACGGACAAGAACGAGCCGGTCACCGTCTTCGCCGCCTACAACGCTGACGGGGAGGTGCCCCCGACGTACAACTACGTGACGTTCCTCGGGTCGCACAACCACTACGTCATCTCGGGCAACACGACGGTGACGCCGGCCAACCTCAAGTCGCTCGCGACGCTCACCGAGGAGCACGGCTACACGCTGCAGAAGGGGTACCGCACGGTCCTCTGGGTCAACAAGGTCGAGGCGGACGTCATCAAGACGTTCAAGGCCGGGGTCAACTCCGCGGAGTACGACTTCGTCCCGAACCCCGACTACTACGGCGGCAAGGTCTGGGTGCCCGCGAACGGTTCCTACGTCGGTGGTCCCACCGGCACGGTCCCGGGCGAGATCGGCACCTACGGCCCGTTCCACGTGGTCGAGGAGGGGCTCATCCCCGCCGGCTACCTGGTCTCCGTGGTCACCGGTGGCACCGACAACCTGAGCAACCCGGTGGGTCTCCGCGAGCACGCCAACCCGGCGTACCGCGGGCTGAAGATCATCCCCGGCCAGCGCTCGGACTACCCGCTCATCGACTCGTTCTACCGTCGAGGACTGGGCACCGGCATCCGCCACCGCGGCGGTATCGCCATCATGCAGGTCAAGGCATCGGGCAACTACGTTGTCCCGGGCGCCTACGCCTGATCCAACTGACCGGGGGTCGGTATAGAAGCTGCCGGCCCCCGTTCAACCGCCATCCCAGACAAGGAGAGCATGATGGCTGAGAACGACACCGAAGACCCGATCGTCGTCTTCGAACTTCCCGACGGCACCGAGGTCAGCAACGACCCGCGCTGGCTCGCACAGCGAACGCTCAAGCGCGCCGGCATCGCGGGCGACAGCAACGACTCGGCGGAGCTCAAGGCGAAGATCGCGGAGCTCGAGGCGAAGCTCGCCGAGGCGACCAAGTCCGATGAGGACGACGACGAGGACGACTCGAACGAGGACGGCGACGAGTACGACGCCCTCAAGGGAGCCGACCTCAAGAAGCTGGCTGCCGACCGCAACGTCGACATCTCCGGCATGACCAAGGTCGGTCAGGTGCGCGATGCGCTCCGTGCCGCCGACAAGGCCGCGGCCGACGCCAACGCCTGAGCCTGAGGAACTGACATGACCCTGGCAGACGACATCACAGCAGTCCGCGAGACCCTCGGCGAGTCCATCCCCGTTGGTGGCACCGAGGTAGACACGATGTTTACGGACAACCAGGTCACAGCTTGGGTCAATGGTTCCTCATCCCTGGATGCCGCTTCACTGCGAGGATGGAAGGCCAAAGCGGCCAACCTCTCAAACCTCGTGAACGTCACTGACGGTGCGGCATCCAGGGAACTCTCAGATGCTTTCGATCATGCCCTCGAGATGATCAAGCTCTACACCAAGACCGCCACCGGAGGCGCGACCGTGGGTCGCACTCGGGTAGGAAAGATCGTCCGCTCGTGAACCAGACCGAGCTCCTCATGCGCCGCCGGAACGTCAGGGCTTTCATTCAAGCCGACCCGTTTGGTGTGGAGTTCATGCGTCGCCCCGAGCCGGAAAAAACGGCTGCTGGGGGATACAAAGCAACCTCGTCTCCTGCCGCGATCCCCCAGCAGACGGTTCGTATCGTGCACAACACTCGCCGATACAAGAACGGCCTCGTCAACGCCGAAGCGGGCGAGATTCCGCAGACCGATTACCTGCTGCTCGGATTCCACACCCTTGATGTCGAGGTGAGCGACACTTTCGTCTGGCTGAGTCCGCTGCAGGGTGCCGAGCCCGGCAACTACAAGATCACCGGCATCCACCCATTCCGCTTCGAGTCGACCCTCTGCTCGCTCGAGTTCGATGGGCCTGATAACCGTGGCTAACGTCGGACTGACCATCGAAGATGGCATCATGGGTTGGTTCGAAGGTCCAGAGTGGGATGAAGTCACCAAGGAAGTCATGGAACGCATGGCACCTGGAGTACAAATCTCCGCCCAGACCAATGCTCCCTGGCAGGATGAATCGGGTTCAGCTCGAGCAGGACTCACGACCGCAGTCGTCAACCAGGGTGGCCTGGTCACCATGACCCTCGCTCACTCAGTCGACTATGGGGTATGGCTCGAGACGATCCAGAATGGTCGGTTCGCCATCATCCTGCGCACGCTCGAGGAGAACATGCGTGATGTCATGCGCGAGGTATCGCTCGCGGTGAAGCAAGCCAGAAAGGGGAGGAACCTGTGACCGCTCGCGTCTGGCTCTACGAACAACTCACCGAGTTCCCTGGCCTCGTCACTATCTGGGGTGACCGCGTCTTCGCCAAGAAGTCGATGACCTCGAACCGAGAAGAACATCCGTTCGGCGTTTACAAACTGGGGTACGCCGCCAACGAAGACATCGCGGAAGAGATGCCCGAAGACAAGGATGTCTATCGGCAGTTCGCTCAGGTGTTCATCCATGACTACTCTGATGAGAAGACCGGCGATTACATGCGAATCGACGACATCATCTATCAGCTCAAGCTTGCCGTGCATGGTAAGGGATCCGCCGAGCACGGTGTGATCAACTGCAAGGTCATCGAGGTAAGCCAGGACCTCAATGATGAGACGCTGAACACCGTCTTCAAATATGTACGGCTACAGCTCGCGACAAAGGAGAAATGATCATGGCAAAGGCAACAACCATCAAGTTCACGGGTCGAGAAGACCTGCGGATCCTCGGGGCCGCTGACCTGAAGAAGGCTGGTGTGGAGGACTTCCGCCAGACCACCTTCGCTCAGGGCGAGGCCGTCGAGGTCGAGGCGAACGTCGCGGAGGCGCTCCTGGGCAACTCCGACCTGTTCGGCACGTTCGAAGCAGTGGAGCGAGAGGCACCGGCTGAGGACAAGGGCTCGAAGTCAACCGACACGAGCTCGAAGGCGACCGGCGACGCAGCGAAGCCGTAACGCATCGCGCGCATGAGGGTTCTGCGACTAGAAGCGCTGGGAAGCGCCTATAATCGCCTCATCCCTCGCGCATGATAAATTACGCGATGTCAAGTCAATAGTCGCTTAGGGAGACGGTGAAGGTGACCATACAGCTTCGCTGCGAGGGCAACCTCTACGGCATAGTCTCCGACGATCATCAGACCATCGAGGTTCGATGCAAACGGCGGGGATGCGGGCACGAGGCAAACGTCATCGTCCTCCACACCATCAGCTTGGCCACCGGCCAGGTGACAGACACGAAGAGGTTCGCTGAACCTCGACCACGAAAGGAATGACATGGCACAGGCAGCATACGCCCTGCCGTTCGGGCTTCGTCAGGTCAAGCTCGTGCCTCTCGACGACGCAGGAGCAGAGGTGACCGCCTCGGCGGCCTTCCTCCCCGCTTCGCGTACCTTCAGCTTCGCAGAAGCCGAGGAGTTCGAGACGCTCGAGGGTGACGACAAGACGATCGCTTCGCACGGTTCCGGCGCGACCGTCGACTGGGAACTCGAGGGTGGCGGCATCTCGCTCACCGTCTGGAAGATCCTCGCCGGCGGCACGCTCAGCACGACCGGTTCGACGCCGGCCGCCGTCCGCAAGATCGTGAAGAAGTCGACGGACGCCCGTCCCTACTTCAACGCCTACGGTCGCGCGATCAGCGACAACGGCGGCGACTTCCAGATCAAGGTCAACCGCTGCAAGGCGGATGGCGACCTGGAAGCGAACCTCGAGAACGGTTCGTTCATGCTCACGTCGGCCTCCGGCAAGGGGTACGGCAACGTCTCCGATGACGTGCTCTACGAGCTGCTCCAGAACGAGACCGCGGTCCCGCTCGTCATCTCGTAACAACGAGACTTGCGGGCGGTAGAACAAGCCTTCTCTGGCTCAAGACTGCCGCCCGCAAGAACAAGCATAGTACCGTAGGTTGTTGCATGATGTGATGCGTGCATTATACCCTAGGGGGTATTGCACGCAACGCAACACGAAACGAACTGCGTGACTTGCTCAATAAAACTAAACAACCCAAACCATTTCAAAGATCCCCTGGAGGACCAAGTGGCTACGACACGCAAGACAGCAGCAAAAGCAGAACAACTGCGAATCTCTCAGATCGGTGATTTCAAGGACCGCGTCGGTGGAGTCATCGAACTCCCCTCGGGCCTCATCATCAGGTGGCGCAACCCCGGCGGACTTCGCGCTTTCATGGCGGGTGGCAAGATCCCCAACATGCTCATGCCCATCGTCGACAAGGCCCTCAAAGGCGGCAAGGGTGTGGACGAGGCCCAGGAACGCGAGCTCATGGAAGAGCTCACCAAGAACCCCGAGATGCTTCAGCAGATGATGGAGCTCTACGACACCATCGCGATCAAGTGCTTCGTCGAGCCCAAGCTCTACCAGGTTCCCGACGACGAGATGCTCGAGAAGTGGAACAAGCTGCACCCCGATGAGGAGTACGACTCGCCTGAGGACCTGCGCTACGACGACCGACTCTACGTCGACGAGATTCCGGACGAGGACAAGGCGTACCTCTTCCAGTGCCTCTCAGGGGGAGTGAAGGACCTGGCCACGTTTCGCGCAGAACAGCAAATCGATGTGGCTCGCCTGGCAACAGTCTCAGGGGTTGCAGGTATCACCGTCGGTGATGATGGGGCTCACTCAGGGTAGTTACGAAGCATACTGCTTTGACCAGGCGGTATGGTACGTCGGTACATTCATCACAAGTGAACTAGAAAAAGCTGGCCACAAACCGCAGAAGGGGGAGGCACAAGTGAAGGCTGCACGCACCAAGGTCCTGAACAAGTACCTCGAGTCCGCTGACGCGCCCGGCCAGTATGCCGACCCCGCCCTGCTATTTGCGGACATGTAAGGGAGTAACACGTGAGCGACACGCTAGGTACTATCCGGGGCCAAATGGTCCTGGATGTCAAGCAAGCGTTGTCTGCTTACACCGCCGTTCGACAGGAGCACGTTTCAACGGTCACCGCTCTGTCGACGGGTGGAGGTGCCATCGCGGCGACGGGGGCCATGGTCGCCGGTGCTGGTATCGCCATGGCCGCTGGCCTCATCACGGCTGTCAACGCCGCCGCAGAGTTCGAACGCAAGCTCGACTATTTCGTGGCTGTCGCTGGACCCCAGGCATCCAAGCGATATGATGAGGTCAGCGCCAAGGCGCTCCAGATCGGGCAGGACACGATCTACTCGGCGGATCAGATCGCCGACTCCTTCGTGGAGCTCGCCAAGGCTGGTGTGGGAGTCGAGGACCTGCTCGCCGGCATCGGTGAGGGAGTCGCCAACCTCGGTGCTGCTGCAGACATCCCGCTCGCAGATGCTGCCATCGGCCTGACCACGATCCTCAACACCTTCGGTCTCGCAGCAGACCAAGCGATTCACGTTACCGACGTTCTGTCGGGTGCCGCCAACGCATCGTCGATCAGCGTCCAGGACCTGATCCTCACCCTTACCTATGCGGGTGCGTCCGCGAAGACAGCGGGCATCAGCTTCGAAGATATGTCCGGGGCCATCGCCCTCCTCGGTGAGCGAGGCATTCGAGGCTCGAAGGCTGGTACCGGTCTCCGTCAGGTGATCGACAAGCTCATCGCCCCGACGAACAAGGGGTCAAAGGCTCTTGAGTCTCTCGGGCTTATCACCGAAGAGGCCGGGAACAAACTTCTTACTGCGCAGGGAACTCTGAAGCCCCTGCCCGAACTGCTCGACCTTCTCAATGGTTCGCTCAATGGCTTGACACAGGCTGAGAAGATCGACGTCCTCGGTAACATCTTCCCTATCACTTCTCTGCCCACAATCCTCAACCTTCTCGATGGTGGTTCTGAGGCTCTTGCCCGACTCAATGGTGAGATTGGCAAGACCACGGCCGCCGATGTCGCAGCCGCACGACTTGACAACCTGAGCGGTGACGTCGAAATCCTCCGGGGTAACATCGAGACCCTTATGATCACAGCAGGCTCTGGGTTCCAGAACTTCGCTCGTGGTATTGTCCAGGGCCTGACTGCAATGCTCCAGTGGTTCATGGACCTCAACCCCGCGGTGCAGCAGACAATTCTCGTCACGATTGCTATTGTCTCGGCATTCCTGATCCTGCTGGGTACTCTCGGTATTCTAGCCGGTAGTGTGCTGAATGTCATTGGTCTCTGGATCAGGATGGCCCCAGCCCTTGCCGCCCTTGTCGGCATCATCGGCAAGCTTACAACGGCAGTCAAACTTCTCATGCTGGCTTTCGTTCCGGCTCCCCTCGCCATCGTCATCGGCATCTTGACCGTGCTAGGTGCAGCGCTGGCCTACTTCTTCACTCAGACCGAGACCGGGCAGGCTGTATGGGGTCAGCTCATGGCCACCATCTCGACCGCAGTTCAGACGATCCTCCCCATCATCACGCAGCTCGCGGGTCAGTTCGGGGGATTCCTGCTCACGGCTTTGACGGCTTTGCTGCCAGTCCTGACTGCAGTCGGCAACTTCCTCATGGCGGTTCTCGCCCCAGTCCTTGCGATCGTGGGCCCGGCTCTGGGTCAGATCGCCGCAGCCTTTGCTGGTGTGGGAACATCGGCCTCTGGGCTCACAGGCATCCTCGACATCGCCACTGGCATCTTCAATGGCATCATCGCGGCCATTCCGATCATTGTTACGACGCTGGCACAGCTGCTCGTCCTGGTGGTCACCACGATCGTCGGGTTCCTGCCTCAGCTCATCACCGCGGGCATCACGCTCATCTCTGGGCTCATCACGGGCATCACTGCGGTTCTGCCTCAGATTCTCTCGGCAGTCGTCGATGGCATCGTGCAGGTTGTCACCGCACTGGTCGGTATGGTACCCCTGCTCGTGCAGGCAGCACTTACGCTGTTCATGGGCTTGGTGCAGTCGCTCGCCGTCATCATTCCGGTACTGGTCAACGCGGTTGTCACGCTCATCAGCACGATCGTTGCCGCGCTCATCACGGCGATCCCCATTCTTATTGAG